GTGAGTAAAAAAGAACAGCGCGTAATGACTAGAAAAATCATTAAAGCCATTCCTGCTGGTGTTGTTATCGACGGCAATCTTTTGTTTTCGCTCGCGCTTCGAAGATTACAATCTTTGCAAGTCTTTTTTGATTTAGTTCCAACTCAACTCAAAAACATAGTCTCAGATATGATTTATGTTTTAAGGAATAAACTTCATTATGGAGACAAGGAATTTTGCGAAAAAGTTCGCAAAATTGTGAAAAAAGTTAGTTATTATTCAGGATCAAGTTATAGAATTGAAGACGTATATGCAAATTCTCTTGAGTCAATTTTAAATTTTTTTGGCACTAACGATGAGATTGACATAGATCGTTTTAGTATGTCATTTTTGAGTGAAGTAGCATCTTTGTATAGTGATATAAGTTATATCAATTATTACGAAATAGAGCTTAAGTGGCTTATTGAAGAGTTAAAACGCTTACAAGGAAGTTGAGTTATGGAAAAGCCAACATTCGAAGAACAAATAGCCATATTAGATCGCGCTCGAGAAAAAATTCTTGCTAATCCCGAGTCATTTAATATGGATGTCTGGCATGGAAAATGCGGGACAGTCCATTGCATAGCTGGATGGATTCAAATTAATGAAGATCCAGAAGGAGCGAAGAAGGCAATAAATTCAATTATGTCTGGAATGACCGGCTATTCTGACTATTCTGTCATAGAACTAGCAAGTAGACTTGTTCCTAGCTTCACTGATGTGTTTTATTGGAGAAACAAACAAAGCGCATTAGAATGGTTAAAGAATCGAACTTATGCTGGTCGAAAACATTAGGATCCTTTTTTAAATGAAACCAATTCCTATTTCTGCCGCAAAGCATTGTGGCGTTGCAGCACGCATCGGAGATTTTCTAAAGTATTCAATCATGAAATGGCGGAGCCCAAATTCATGATATCGCCTAAGTTAAACCCAGACCAATGGATTTCTGATATGGCGCATGATAGTTTTTGTTGGGCTATGGATCAACTAGAATTAGATGAAAGCGAAAACCAAATGAACAGACCAAATTATCAGGCTTTTGAGCAAATTGGTGCACTCACTAAGCTCCGCAAGGTTGGAGAATCCTCTTACTTTAAAATGGTTCAAACTGGAAACATAGGAATTTTTGACTATGTCACAGGGTTTTTATGCGTTGAAGTCTACCTAATTAAAAGTGATGCTGGCTATTCTCCTACACTTATTATAAGCACAATAGACGATGGCGGAGCCCAAGCTTTCGGCCAGGCTTATAAGGATGAAGAGAAAGCTAAGCAAATAATCGAAAAGGCTGCTGCTTTGTTACAGAATTTAGTGATTTTTCCTAGTCTTGAAGAAACAAATCAACTTTTTAGGGAACTCGGCTTGTTTATTTGTAGATACTAGTTTACTTTTGATGATTTTTAGAGTACTATCACTTTTACCAACAATGAGTTGGGTTATCGAGAGAGAATTATGTTCAGCGTAGTCGTTAAAGAAAAGGGCAAACACGGTAAAACAGTTGGCTTTTATAAAGCCGATGATCTTGATTTAGTAGTAACAAAAGAATCAGCTGCTGAATTAGATTTTTATGAGGCAGTGAATACGGCTAATCATGTTCAAAAAACTTGGGCTTTGCGCGATAACGAAATGGTTCAAATTTGTTCTTCAGGTCGAGTTAGTGATCTTGTTAAATTTGTTAAATCTATCGATAATGGCTCATATACCGCAAAAGAATTAGGACGAAAATACTTTTTGCCTATGTTGTGGTGAATGTTCGCAAAATTAAGCATTAGAGCTAGCATAACTGTAAAGGGCCGCAAGGCCCTTTTCTTGTTTTCAGGTCACTTTTCTTGTTGGTTGTGTGTTTAATTGTCAAACAAGAAAAGTGATTCCGGTTCAATCGCCTGGATCATAGGTAACGCCTGGACAGCCAGTCTCCCCTAGAATTTCTAAAGCTCTTTTTAATGGAATGTTTAGCACACAAGCATGAATTGGAAGATTTTCAAGTCTACTTAGAGCAAATCGATGATGACCATCGATCACAAACATATCTTTCGACACGATGATTTTTTGGTCTTCGATATTCAATTTGCCTTTTTTGTAGGCAGATCTCATTGAATTGACTTTTCTTTGGTTGATTTCGATTTGGCTTGGTGCGATGTCAGTATGTCGTAATTTCAAAAATGCATGAGTGATTCCCATGATCATTAAGTGATCAATCAATGATTTCATGTCTGTCACTTGAGGCATAGCTGTTCTTGGTCGAGACATATAGAACTTAGGCAAATAATCCCACCAAGATTTATTTTTACTTTTTAGCACGATATATTTCCTTAAGCTAATAATGGCGTCATGAATCTAACGACTGAAGGTTCTTCATTAATCGGTCGACGTTTATTCATAACGCTTGTGTTGTTATTGTTTACGACGTTACTTGAGTTGATTTGCTGCGACGAAGAAGTTGATCTAACCGAAGCAGCTGCAGCTTCATTCGCTTGTGTATCGGCAGCTCTCATTGCGTCAGCTCTTATACTTTTTTGAGGAGATTCTGTGTCCATCGTTGGAGCTCCAGAAGTTTTGCCTCTGAATTCGTCTAAGCGATTCATCCAACCAGCATAAAATTCTCTTTGTGTTGGATCTGCAGCAACGATATCGTCATAGAAGGTTTTTCGAGTGTTAACCACATCGTCGTACAAAGCTTGACCAGTCAGTCCTTTAGCTTCACCTTCTTTTACCCAACGAGCAGCTCGACCTGGACCATGATTCACGCCTGAATCGATTGCTAATTCTCTAAGAGCTTGATCTTCAATTTTATCGAATGGTGTAATGTATTCTTTTCGATAGATTTCTCTTGCCGTTTCTTCGGTCAAATTTCGAACATCATCGACTGTAGCTTGTCGACCTAACCATCCAGACAACGTGCCTTGAGTGATACCCATATTTGTAGGACCGCCTTTGTCGTTTGGATTGTTGACAAACCCACCTTCTCTTCTTAAAATGTCATCGATTACCTGCTCGGTCGATTTAGATTCTGAGGAACTGGTTCGTTTAGACGGTGTTTTTAATGAAGGAGCTGGAGTAGACTGTGTTCGGGTAGAAGCAGTAGGACTTGGAGTTCTTTGAGGAGCTGACGTCGGTTGATCAACCCCGATTCCTCGACCCATTGGGAACGAAGGAAATGTAGAAGACATGAAAGAAGAATTAAGCTGAATTCCTCGAGAATCTGTACCACCTCGTGCTGTTTTGATATCTTGGGCGATAGAAGATGGAAATGCCCAAGAAGGAATCCAATCTGGAATCATCCCTAAGAAAAATTCTTTAATTGACTCATCGACTCCTTTTAGCTTAGAAGCGACAAATCCTTTTGAATTTCCTGACAAGCCTCTGATTCCATCTCCAACATTTTCAGCATGTTCGTTTATGGAGTTGATTAGGCCTGGAAGACTATTGTAGGCTTCTTTTGCTTCACGCTTGACTCGATCTACAGATGATGCCTGGAATTCACCAGGCACAGCCATGATATCGATAACTCCATTGACAATTTTATTATTGGCTTCTAGTAAAGTTGACTTCAGCACTTTGCTGTTTTCATCTGTACCACTAAATGATTCAAATATCGAGTCTAAAATTCGAGAATCGCTTAACCAATCTTGAATTCTTTGTAGTTGTCCTAATAAGAAGAAATCAGCAAACCCTTTTAATCCTTGTAAAGCAGCTTCACTTAACGGAGCTCCTTCAAGATAACTTGAAACTCCATCATAAAGACCTTTAGCTACACCAGCAACAAACATCACTGGAAATGAAATAAGCTTTCCAAGACCCTTGAACATTAATTTGATGGATTTTGAAGCCATTCCTCCAACAGCACCAAGCATTCCAGCAAGGACACCACCCATTTTACCGATACCAGCCGCAGCTTTAGCGACCAATCCAGCTCCTGGAAGTCTCATCATTAATCGACCGACTCCAGTAAAGAATCCACCTAATTTAGCAAGAGGACCTTTAAGCCAACTGAAACTTTTAAGGAATCCTCCTAATCCAGACTTGACTAAAATTAAATCAAGAAGCCAGTTACCAGTAAAACTCCCATCGCCTTGGCTTTTTATTTCTTCAGCCATATTTGACTGACCTTCAAGAGCCTTTTCAGAATTATCTGCTAACTTCTCCATAAGAGCAAGTTGCTTTCCTCTGAATGTATCGTTTTCTCTTTCGACTTCCTCAGATGGCATAGTTGCTTTGATTAGCTTTTCGATTTTCTCGACTGTTGTCATAGTTGCATGACTAGTGCCGAAAATCTCCTTGAGTATAGGAGCCATCGAGCCATTCATTGCGTCTTCAAGTTCAGCTTCCATGCCTTTAACGGCAGATTCAATGAACTCTTTTTCAACAGAAGATTTCTTAGGAGATTTTTCTTTTTCTGTGTCTTTAGCTAATTTCTCTTGGTCTTTAAGTTTCTTTTCGTCTTCTTTTTTCTTCTTCTCTTTTCTCTTTTTTCTTTCTTCTCGTTCTTTTTTCTGCTCTTCAGGAAATTCTTTAAGCGATTCAATTAGATCTTTTGCTAAATTGTCTTTTTCTTCTTGCTTATTTTCTTGATATTTTTGAAATCGATTAACACCAAATCCAACTGCAGCGCCAAGCAAAGGATTTCTTGACGCAATACCTGAAGCAACTCCACCTAAAATAGGCAGAGCTCCTCTAAGCATTTCAGTAAATCGATTTCCAAATCTTGAATTTTTCGATAATCCTTTCTGAGTTGATCGAATAAAATTCACCAGTTCGACTTTAGCAGCTTTTTGTTGCTTTGTATTCTCACTGACTAAAGGCAACAATTGTTCCATCGAAGCGATTTGTCTTAACATCGCTTTTTGAGATCGACCATCAGAAGTAATAGCTTTTGCTGCGATCTCTTCGATATTCTTAAGGACTTTTTGACCAACTGAATTTAATTTTTCGGTTGTGTCTTTTGCTCCAGAAATTTTGCTAAGCGCTCTAGCAAGATCCTCATTTCCAGATTGTTTAGAAACGATAGACAAACGACCCACACCAAGTTTAGATCCACCAAAATTTTGGGCTTTAATGAAATTTAAAACTTGGTCTTCGAAATTTACTGCCATTGTCTTTGCCTATTTGCTGCTTCTATTTTTCGATTAATTTCTTTTTGAATTAACATCACCCAAAGTTCTCTCTCAAATGGTACCATCGCCTCGATTTCCGTAAGTGTTAGTCCCCAATTCAGCATTTCAAAATTTGTACTAAAAAAGGACCGGACGCTTTCATCACATACGGTTAGGTGAAAAAATCAGCAAGTCCTGTAAATTGAATGTCTTCTTTATGATCACACACTGGACAATGAAACTTAATCAAATGCCTTAATTGAGGATATTTTAGCCAGTAATCTTCTAAAATTGAATCAAATGTAGACCGAGGTAAAGAATCAAAAAATTCATCTAAATTCTCTCGAGTGTAATCATTATAGCTGATACCTTTATCGGTATCCATGATTGATTCAATAAGATCTTTAAACATTTCGATCACAGAATCCTCTGATTTTGAATTATTCATAGAGGTTAATACATGATCGATATTAGGATTTTTCATTCGAATTATTAATGGAGTTGTTCCAATCTTAATATCTCGAGTATATCCTTCAAGTGGCGTAGTCGTAATTACATTTAAGTCGATTGTGTGCCGAACCTTAGTTCCACATCTAACAAATTTCTTATCACCTTCAGGAGAATCTTTATCAAGAACCATATTATTGCAGGTGAAATAAACATCTTGAGTTTCACCTTTTGAAATCGTGCGGGTCTGTAAAAAGATGTATTCTAAATCAGCAATAGGAATTTCTGAACAATTCACTTTTCCCATTGTGCAATTTGTCATTGAATCTAAAATGATTCGAAGAATTTCTTGTGGACTTGATCCTTCTTTCATCATCAAGAAAAGTTTTTCTTCCTTGACGCTAAAGGCTCTAATCACAATAGAATTCCCTGAAATCGGCAATGTGATTTTCTTTGTTGGCAGCCAATCATTGATTTTTGGTAATGACATTCAAAACTCCGTGTAATCGATAAATTATTTAGCCGTCTTCATATCTTTCATATGAGAGCATGATAGCGATTTTTTCAATTTGAGATGAATTGTCAAACGATAATTGGACTGGCTCTATAGAAGACGCATATGCATTAATCAATTTTCCGGTAAGAACTACATTTCCAGCTGTATTCAATTCTTGGATTGTGACGTCTTTTACGTATTCGTCGAAAAAATTGAATCTAAAATCAGAACCTGTGACTTCTTTATTCCAGCCTCTTAGCCATTTTGGAACTACACCTTGAGCATCACAATAGAATTCAAGACGAACTTCGTCGAAAATAGTTTCATATGGAATTTTAATCGCAGGTCCAGCATTTCTCCAAGCAAATGTTCCGTAACTAGCTCCCGGCCATGATACTGAACAACATCGCTCATTAACGACATTAGGAGCTCCAGGAATCATTACTTTAAACCGATTCCCTCTCAAGAAATCTTGATTAACGATTGCTTGAATCTGGTTTACGTTCATTTTCTTGCTGCTTTCCTTGAATCCGAATAAACCTTAGCCATCGGAGCACCTTGGAATCTCGCGAGTGGTAAGACTACAGCGGTAAACCATTGGCTTGCTGGAATTTCAAGCAATGGAGACTTTAAATTAGTCGCAAGATATCTTTTAATACATGGCCTAAATTCTGGAATACCCGATGCGGCATTTAGAATGCTATATGAAACTTGAAGTCTTTTTGCTTCATTCTTCCCGATTGCTTTATAACTTTCTTGAAGTCGATCAAGTAATTTTGCTCTAAGATACGGATGCAAATAGTGAAAGTTAATGCCTAAAAATCCATCGTCATAAATGCTGATTGGCATTGTGACTGGCATTTTGTCCCAATATGGAAGAGTATCCTTAAATTTGGCATCATAAGTAAAATGATAAAGAGCACCGATCCTTGGTGTAGTTCTTTTAACCGCTTTCGTTTTAATTTGAGTTAGTAAATCTTGAGCTAATTTAAGAACAGACTGCCGAGATTTGTTACGAAGCCCAGAAAATCCAATTGCTTGTAATTTAGCTGAATAGCTTGTTGGAGTTAAACTCATTTTTGTGGTCCTCTTGTTGGATCACTTTTACGTGATTTGCCGAATGTCAAATCGATAAACTGAGGAGCTCTTGGGATCACTCCAGACTTTTTGATGTTTGAACCTACATCGTCAGATTGATTGTTCAATCCAGCAACAAGCCGTGACACTTCATCGTATGATAAAGTTTCAAGGACTTCGCTTGATGGAAGTGAAAGCCCAGTTGGAATGCTGCCTGATTTAATTTTCATTATCTAGCAAGAACTACATCGATAGTTTCAGAACATTCAATCATCCAAGCTGGAGTTTTGACACCTTCTTTAGATCCACCTAATCTAAGATTAGAATTTGGACCATCTGTTGATCTAACAAACTCTTTAAACTTAGACATTTTAGCAGGCTTATTATTGTTTAAGCATTCAACAGATTTTGGATTTTTGTCTACACCAATCATCCAATAAATGGTAGCTGAAAAGTTATCTCCTTTACCATCTTCAGTTGGTTCTCCTTTGACAAATTTGCCAACTTTAGCATTAAATCCATAATGTTCTATAAATTTGCCTAAAGTTTTCTTAATAGAAATTTCTGCTGACGCGCCACCTACAAAATCTTTCCAAATTTCATTGACACTAAAGCTTGGGTTTTTAGTTCCAAATTTTAATAATGAAGATTCTAAATTTTTGACAATTTTACTTTTTGAAGATTTAATTGAAGATTTTGATAAAGATTCATGCTTAAGGTATTTTAGAAAAGACATATTAATCTCATTAGTAAGGAATAACATTATCTATAGGCCCGCCGACATGGTCAAACCGATGTGATAGTTTCTAGGAACCCCTCCCAGTGGTGCCAAAAACACAGTAACCGGTAACCCACCGAGATTACTTGCCGGTTCTCAAGTCTCATAGATATGCTATGAGATCAACCAAAAAATATAAATTTCGACCAAGAAATCCTCAAAAATACCGAGGAGACGTCAACAACATTGTTTGCAGATCTTCGTGGGAGAAGATCTTCTGTGTATGGTGCGATCGAAATCCTCAGGTAATTAAATGGTCAAGTGAAGAAACCGTCGTTCCATATTATTCTCCAGTCGACGGACAACAACATCGATATTTTGTAGACTTTTGGATCAGATATGTCGATCAGTCTGGAGCCGAAAGAGAAAAGCTTATTGAAGTAAAACCGATGAGTCAATGTATGAAACCGACAGGAAATAAATTTTCAAAAGGTTTTGACGAGAAAATGAGAACTTGGGCGGTTAATCAAGCAAAATGGGAATCAGCGACTAAATTTGCTGCCGATCAAGGCATGGAATTTCAATTAGTAACTGAAAGAGAATTAGGAATCAAATGAGTAGCACATTAGTCACGTTCCAAAAATTGTCTAAAGGAAATTTAGCAGCACCAGTAGAATTAGCTGAAGTCGGATATAGTTTACCATTTCCTCGTGGTGTCGAGATTTCAAGTGAATATCTTTGGGAACCAGAAGCTTTGGGAATTCTTGGAGCTGCAGTGTTCAAAGGTTCTCCTGACTTTGGAGGTCTAAAATCAGGATGGGATTCAATTAAAGGAGTCGGTGAAAAAGTTTATGCTCAGTCTGCTGGTGTCGCAACAAATGCAGCAGGAGCAGGAGAATCTGGTTCATTTGCTGCCGCTGCTTTAGGAGCAACTGGACGAGCACAGAATCCAAAAGAAGAAGTTTTGTTTAAAGGTGTTCGACATCGTCGATTTGAATTGACTTTTGATCTTGCTCCATTGACAGCTAAAGACTCAATTGCAGTCATGACATTTTTATCTAAATTGCATGAATTCGCTGCTCCAGAACTTGTAGGTGGAGGAGCATTTTTCAAATATCCTGGAACAGTTAATGTCGTAATTCGAGGAGATGGATCTAGTGGTGGCGCTGTAACAATTAATAGAGGAAATTGTGCGATCATTTCTATTAATTGCAACCTTTCTCCAGAATCTATTTGGGCAAGTTTTAGAAACGGTAAACCAGTTCACGTCGTAGTCACTATTGGTTTTATCGAGCTCACTCTTCCGACTAAAGACGTAGACAAAAACCTGTTCACTTAGGAAGAAATCAAAATGACGCCTTATAGAACATTCATCATTAGGATTCAAATTCAACCTGAAGCAAACCAGGAATACGGAGATAGCAATGGCTGAAAAGAAATTCTTTGACTATAGCGGAAAAATTCAATATCAAGGTCGGTTAGTTACTGACCTTTCGAGACGTGTAACTTTTGTTCAGGAACTTAAGGATGATTTTGTTCTTGTAGGAGACTATATCGTTCGAGATGGCGAAACTGCTTGGTCGCTCGCTCAAGATTTTTACGAAGACCCAGATTATTATTGGATCATCATAGCTCTTAATAATAGCTACGATCCATTTTTCCGATGGCCATTATCTGGAGTTGAATTAGACCGATATTCTGAAAATCTTTACGGTGATGCTATAGATGATACTGCCTATTGGTTGTTAGATAAAAGACCATGGTCTCAGAATCCAAACCATCCTGAAGCCGTAGCAATAACAAATCGACGAAGCGAAGAAATCAAAAATGAAAAACGAAGAAAGATTAAAATTCTTCGGCCTGAATTTTTGAATAAAGCACTTCGCCAATATGAATCTTTATCGGCAAATAGAAGAGAGCCAGTTTAATGTCTAATCATCAAAAAATAAAAGAACTTTTAACTGAATTTTTGCAATCAGATAAAATTCTATTTTGTACACAACAAGAAGTAGAAAATAATTTTAATGAATTTTGTACAAAGAATGATGTCAATATTCCAGATTTAAAAATTTATGTTAGTGACAAATCAACAATAGAAGGTAAATGTTATTCAAACAAGCACCCAACTATTTTTGTGGAATTCAGCTTAATTGCCCACAATGATGGTTCTTTATCATTTTTCGTAATTTAGTAAATGGCATTCCAAGAACAGCGCGTATATGGAGGTAGACAAAGATCGATTCAAATCGATGATATGACGTTGACTGGGAGAAATGGAACATTAAGACTTTTCGAAGATAATGCTCTAATGCATATGAATATCTTTGAAGACATCTTTTCTAATTTCACGACAGGTAATGTGATGATCGTCGATAATGGAGGATTCTTCGAAAAGTTTCCTATATGCGGCGATGAGAAAATTAGTCTTTCGTTTAAGCCAGCTGCCGAATATCCAGGTCCTTCATACAATAAAAATTTCGAAGTCTACAAGGCTGATGAATTCACTACAGTAAATGGTTCTCGTTCTCGAGTCTATCAATTACATTTTGCTACTTCAGTAATGATGGCTGACCGAAATTTTAGACTTCGTCGACCTTTTAAAGGAATGACAGAAGATCAAATTGTCACATTGATTGCCAAGAATCAGCTAGGTCTTAAAATTGATGCAGAGAAGTGTCGATATCCAAGAGATATCGTAATTCCAGCATGGAGACCATTAGCGACAATCAATTATATGGCTCGTTCTGCTGTAAGAGGAAAAGGATATCCTTCATCCAATTACTTATTTTTTGAAGACAGAGATCAACATAGATTTGTTTCAATCGATAAATTGATCGAAGACAAATACAAACACGAATTAGATTTTCACGTATCAAGAGCGTCTGAAACAAGAGATATCTCTAAACTGTGGAACTGTAATGAATATTCGATCACAAGAACATTCGATCGATTAGAAAATTCTATAGCTGGCCTGTATGGACACAGAGTTTTAGCTCAAGATATCATCAAGAAACAAATCAAAAAATATGACTATCTCTATTCAAGTGAATTTGATGCTCAGCTTCACGTCGATTCAGGTGGTAAGAAGTTACACGAGGAGTTCTCGGATTCACTTGAACAAAGAGTGTCATTAATACCATTACAGAAAGGTCAACGATATGAATCTGAGCACGCCGATGATTATCTGAAACGTCGGGCACCTATGTTGCAAGAGTTTTTTAACTATGGCTTAGACTGTGAAACTGAAGGTAACACAAATGTTTTGGTTGGTGACAAAGTTAGATTCAATTTGACTTCAAACGAATCTGGATCAGAAGAAGACGATAAAAGATTAGGTGGAGATTATTTGATTTCTAAAATTATGTGGACTCTGACAAATAAGGAAGCCGTCATGAAGTGTACGTTACTAAAGGATTGCTTAAGATCATGAATTTTATGGGATTGACTGGATTTCACTGGTTTACTGGTGTCGTAGAGGATCGAATGGATCCTTTGGAGCAAGGTCGAGTTCGAGTTCGAATTTTTGGTCTTCACTCTGAAGAAAAAATCACCAATGATTCTACCGGCCAAGGAATTCCAACAAACGATTTGCCTTGGGCATGGCCAATGTCTCCAATTACTTCAGCATCTATGGATGGAATTGGAGCAACTCCTTTAGGTCCGGTAGAAGGAACTTGGGTTGTTGGATTTGCTCGTGATGGCGAGGTAATGAATGATCTTGTTTATATTGGAACAATTGGTGGAAAACCAGTTGACCCTCCAGCTGACAAGAAAGGTAAAATTGGATTCGTAGATCCTCGTACTGCTGGTGAAATCGCTGAATCTCCAAGATTCATTAATGAAGAAGAGAATTTAGATCCTGGATATCCTCCAAAATCTATTCCTCAAGGTCGATATCCTCAAGAGAAATGGCTTGACGAAAGCCATGTAAATCGTTTGGCTCGTGGAGCCAAACTAGACGAAACTTTACTAAAACCCAAAAAAGAAAAACGAATTCAAGGAATTCCAACAGGAATTAGCGGTACCTGGTCAGAGAAAGCTTCTCCTTATGGAGCAAAATATCCTTACAATAAGGTTTTTGAATCAGAAGCCGGCCATGTGGTTGAATTTGATGACACAAAGGGAAAGGAAAGAATTCACATTTGGTTTAATGGCAAAGATGGAAAAGGTTCATACGTTGAATTTCATCCTGACGGATCCATTCAAGTTAAAGCTCAAGGCGACTATTACGATATTTCCGTAAAAGACCGTCGAATTTATGCCAAACAAGATGTATCAATTACCGCAAAAGAAAACGTCAAAGTGTTTTCTGAAAAAGGTGGAGTAGATATTTCAACGGCCATCGGTTCAATTAATGTAAAAGCTCTAGTTGGTGGATTTAATGTCACTACAGTCTTGCCGATTAATATGATTTCAGCCACTTCAGTAGGAATTACTTCACCGATTATTAATGCAACTGCGCCAATAATCAATCTCAACACCGAATTGCTAACTATAAATGGCATCACTTTTTACACGGCATAAACAATGGGATTTCCAGTAATTGAACAAGCAAAACAAGAAGCGATCATTCAAGCTGTTAATACTGCGAATGCAAACGCTGAAGCGTCAAATAATGCTTTAGCTGCTGAATTAAGAGGTGAAATTGATGCGGTAGAAATCGATATCGATGGCTTGCAAAACACTTTAAATACTATCGATAGTCGATTGTCTTCTGCTGAATCAACAATATCAACTCACACAGCCCAAATAACAACAATCAATTCAGATATTAGCGAATTGTTATTAAGGATTCAAGCTTTAGAGAGTGGGATATTGTTGAAAGCAAATACTATTGATGTTAATAATGCAATCGCAAATCTTCAAGAACAAATTGATGCACTAACACCATAAGAAAAGAATGCCAAATTTAGGATTAAGCGCTGTACCAAAAGAGATTTTCTGGGATTTCGATATGAATCTCACTGTAAATCCTGTGACCGGTGACTTGATGCTTAAGAACACCGAAGATGCAATTAAACAATCAGTAAAAAATTTAGTTCTTACGAATTTCTATGAGAGACCATTCAAACCTCAATTAGGTTCTCAAGTCACTGGTTCATTATTTGAGAATTACAGTTATGAGATTGAAATTTTCTTAAAAAGAGAAATTATTCGTTTGATTCGAACTCATGAGCCAAGAGTTGAACTATTGGAAGTTAAAGTCGGCCACAATGGTGTAGATACTGTTCGAGTCGTTGTATTTTTTGTCATAAAGGGAAGATCTCAGAAATCTACCTTAGAATTATTTTTTGAGAGAGTTCGATGAGCAATCTACCTACTAATTTTTCCTCAGCTGATTTCGATAAAATCGAACGAGATCTTAAAACTTGGTTGAGTCAGCAGACCGAATTTAGAGATTTTAATTTCGATGGTCCAGCTATTTCTATTTTGATCAGTGCTTTAGCTTATACGACCAATTATATGGCGGTTCAAGCTAATATGTCCCTAACAGAGGCATTTTTGGATAGCTGTCAAATTCGAGGTTCTGCTGTATCAAGAGCAAAAGAAATTGGATACTTCCCAAGTCAAGTAAGTTCTTCAAGAGCTGTTATTTCACTTATATGGGATCATCCTACTTCTACATCCGGTTTAACTGATGTGTTTGTGCCAGAAGGAACAAGATTCTCAAGTGGAGATTCAAATGCTTCGTATGAATTTGTTACCGTAAAATCGTATCAAATGAATGATTCTTTATCTGCTGGTCGTTATATTGCAGAAATTGAAATTCATCAAGGCGAAATTCAAGAAAGAACGTTTGTCTATCCAAACACATCAAGAATTCCAAGTTTCAAACTACCAGATATTGATATTGATAGTGACTATTTTAGAGTATTTGTTACTGAGCCTGGTGATATTCAAGCGACCGAATACGAAAAAGCTGAAAATATCGTAGAGATTGGTCCTAATACTTTAGCATTCTTCTTACAAGAAGGTATTGATGAGTCAATTGACTTTACTCTTGGTGATGGAGTCATTGGAAAACGACCAAGTCCTGGAGCTACAATTCTTGTAAAGTATCTCACGACTGTAGGAAAACCTGCAAATGGAGTTTCTTTATTTTCTGCGGTCACCGCAATTGAGCAAGGAAGCAACCTTGTAGATCCAAGAGATTTAGATGTAGAAACTATTGAGAAGGCAGCGCACGGAGCTCCTAAGCAATCCATTGAATCGATCAAATTCACAGCGCCTAAGAATTATGCAGCACAAAATCGTTGCGTAACATCAGGAGATTATTCAGCTATTCTGCTACGCGAATTTAGTTTCATTGAAACTTTATCTGTATGGGGTGGAGAAGTTAATGATCCTCCTGCTTATGGCAGAGTTTTCGTTTCAATTAAACCATATGATGGTACTCGATTAAGTCCAAACACTAAACAAGCTATAAGAGAGCAAGTTCTTAATAAATTTTCTGTAGTAGGTATTATTCCAGAAATCGTGGATCCAGATTATACGTTTGTTAATGTAATTTCTACGGTGAATTTCAATAAAGAATTGTCATCTGTCTCTGAATCAGATTTGTTGCTATCAGTACAAGATTCAATCAAAATGTATTTTAGAGAATCGGTTACTAAATTTGAATCTGTGATTAGATTCTCTAAATTAGGACAAGCAATCGACCAAACTGATCCATCAATTCTTGGTTCAACAACTAAATTAGTGCTTGAGAAAAGATCAATTCCAGTTCCATTTGTTGAACAGCGATTTTCATATCATTTTAAAAATCCGATTGAGGCTGGTTCAGTAAAATCTGATCCAATCTTAACAATTGGTGGAACTTATTTGAGTTTGGTTGAAACTGTTCCTGGTAGAATTGATGCTTATCAGAATGGGCAAATCCAAGCTCAAGGTATTGGTAGTGTAAATCATAATACCGGAGAAGTGGTTCTCACGTCTTATAGATTCGATGTTCCTACCAATACAGAAATTCGAATTAGTGCTATACCTAAAACTCAAGACATCTATTCTAAGCAAAACAATCTGCTTGTTGTTGGAGATCTCAAGGTAGCATTAAGTAAATACTACAGACCTTCAGTACGAGGAGCATAAATGCTTTCATTTTCCAATTCAGTACTTAATAGCATGCTGAACACAATTACTTCAGCTATTAATTCTGGTCCTTCTCCTGGTCGTCTTAAAATTTATAGTGGTCCAAAACCTAGACCTGGTGAAGCAATAACGACTCAGATTTTATTAGCTGATTTTGAATTTGATTCTCCACCAGCAGAACCAGCTTCTGATGTTTTATTGCAATTTAAGCCTATTGAGCCTGTTTCTGCCGTTGGAGAAGGCTTAGCTGTATGGTGTAGAGCAACAAATTCGAATAATGTTTACGTCTTTGACGGAAGTATTGGTCGACCAGATTCAAATTCAGATGTACGAATTAACGATACAGATATTTCAATTGGAAACACTGTGTCAATTTTAACAATTTCAATTAAGGTAAGTGCATGAGCATTCAATTATCTGTAGCAACTAGAAATGGTCGATTAGATTCGATCGAATCAACAATTGGAACTTCTCCAAAACTTCAAATTCGAACTGGCACTGTTCCAGCAAATTGTGCGGCATCAGACGAAGGAACATTATTAGTAGAAATTACTTGTCCTTCGAATTGGATGGCTGATGCATCTTCTGGTTCTAAGGTTCTTGCTGGAACTTGGACTGGAACTGCGGTAGCTACAGGTGTAGCAGCTCATTTTAGAATCAAAAATTCTGGTGGAAGTACTTGCCACATTCAAGGTACTGTGACTGGCCTTGGTGGAGGCGGAGATTTGGTTTTAGATAATCCAAGTATCATTTCTACACAAACAGTGAATGTTCTTACATTCACATTAACGGATGCAAATGCATGAGTGCAACTCCAATAGTATATTCTTCGCTTGATGCTTCTTCTCCAGCTATTGACGGCCTAACAACAGCAAACTTAAATGTTTGGGCTAGAGCTGTATTAGTCAATGGATATGGAGCAAAATCTCCAGCTGGGTGGACTGAACCTTTTGCGACAGCTGGAGGTGTGGCAGCCTTTAGAAATAATTCAGTAGCAGGATCAGGTTCTTATCTTAGAATTGACGATTCTGGTTCAGGAACCGGTGGAACAAGAGAAGCTCTTGTTCGTGCATATAAAACGATGTCAGATCTTAATACTGGAACTGATCCAACTCCAATGGTTTCTCAATTAACTTCTGGCCTTGTTGTTCGTAAAAGTTCAGCTCTTTCTAGTTCTGCTAGAAGTTGGTGGGCTATAGCAAACAGAAAATGGTTTTATTTGTTTGTTGATAGCAACGGCGCCGACATATCAGCAGGAAGAAGTCATGGATTTTGTTTGTTCGCTGGAGATTTACAATCAATTAGACCTGGCGATGCTTATAATTTCTTTGTAGCTGCTGGAGTCACACAAAACGCAACTACCAGATGTCCTTTGTTTAACACAGGCGTAGCTGTAAATACAACAACAATTTCCTCAGGTGCATACTTAATGAGAAATTATGCACAGAGTCCTAATGCTTTATTAGCTTGGGTAAATTCTTCTTTTGGTGTTGCTTCAGTATTAGGAGGAGCTAGTACTTTTGCTTATCCACATGAAGTAAATAATGGTGCATGGGTTTTAAGAGTTTTAGTTTCTGAAGGTGGTAACAGACCTCGTGGGTTTATGCCTAATTGCTATGCTCCACATCATGATAAACCATACAATGATTTAACTTCTCTTCCTGATATTCCTTCAGCTGGTATTACAGGCATCGCAAAAACTATATACCCAACGGAAAATACTTCAGCAAATGCCGGTCAATTGATTTTTGATACTACATCGGCAGATTAATGGCAACTGTTTATTTTCAGGTATACCAATATTCGTTTAGTGCGTTTCCTACGCCAAACAATATTAATTTTCCGATGTATCAAATTAGATATGATAGAAGCAGAGGAACTAGAGTATTTTCTGGAAATGTGACATTTGGCGGAATACCAGGCGAAAGATTAGTTTTTCTTCTTCATGTGCCTACTATGACAGTATATGAAACTACTATCTCAATGCCTGACGGAACGTTTACGCTTTCAGGAAGATGGAACACAGATCAATATCTTGTTGGTGTGCATGATCATACTTTAGAATATCGCCCATTAATGCACGGACCTTTTTAAATGTATACTGTTCCTCCAATCGATAACATTTCTTTTGCTTTTGGTGCTGAAGCTCCAACTGATATGATTGTTGACGGAGTATTAGTCAATGGTCAGCTAAATTCATTAACATGCGAAAGTAATGCCAAAAATATCGTAGGCGGAACATTAACATGAATTTAGACCCTATTGTTCTTAATGCGACTGCTTCGTCAAATGTTTCAGCTTCTTTAGTTCAAACTCTAGAAGCATTAAGTGCTTCTCAATTTCAACTTTCTGATAGTGATGTCGGCGAGCAAAGTCTTTTGTTTTTCCTGGACATGGAAATTCAAAATAGACAAAAAGAAACATTTGTTCTAAAATCAATTACTCCTCAATTGATTCCTCAGTTTGTTTTTGAAGAACATCCGCGATTTGCTCAATTTATCGAAAAATGGTGTGATTTCGTAGAAAGATTTTATGACCCAGATGGAACTAAAAATCCAGGTCCATATTATGTTCTAAAAAATTTATTACCATTGGTTGATGTTGATACAACTCTTACTGAATTTATTCGGTATCACAAAGCTCAATATGGATCCGATCTTCCGGATATCAGTGCGGCTGATGCAATCCATATCCTTAAGCGAGTAAAAGAATTCTATCAAACAAAAGGAACTCCTCAATCTTTCGAGTATTTCTTTAGATTTGTTTTTAATAGTTTCTTACGGATCGAATTACCAAAAGAAAAAATTCTAAGAGCTTCAGGTGGAATTTGGGACAAACCTTATCTTCTTCGCCTGAAACATATTGGCAGTGGAGCATTTCTTAATGCGACCGAACAGGCTGCTTTATTAGATCTTGAGATTGTTGGAGAAACTAGTGGAGCTACAGCATTTTTAGGATACCCAATCCAAGCTGCGGTATCCGGTGGCGGTCCTACTCTATATTACATGATTCCAACTAAAGATCGCCAAGGATTTTTTTCTTTAGGAGAAACTGTAACTCTTAGCAACAATGGACGATATTATGTCGATTTAAGTACCGGAATTCAAGAACCTCCTGGTTCATGGTTATCGACCGATGGATTCTTGTCTTCTAATATGAGACTTCAAGACAGCTATTTTTGGCAAGATTTTTCGTATGTGTTAGTTTCAAGCGAAGGATTAGGCTCTACTGTAAATCCTGTCTTAAAGAATCTGCATCCTGCCGGATTTAAGCTATTTGCAAGAGTTTCTCCAGAAAGTTCTATAGAAAATTCAGTATGGCCAGAAGATTGGAATCTACGTCGACAATTAATTCTTTATTTGTTTAATTGGGTTCCATACACTGGAGAACTTGAATCTGGATATGAAGTAGAAATTCCTTTACTTGATTCGAGCTCAATTAATATCGTAATGCAATCTAGAATCCAGGCTTTCTATGATGGTTCTCAGTTCCAAAGAAATAAGCAATCTCTTGAATGGAGTCATTGGTCAAGCCTAGAACAAGCCGAAGATAACACGATTAATTCTTTGTCTACGAGTGTAAGACAAGAAAAATTATCAATGGTTACTTTTGGTGGAATGAAATTAGCAAATGATTCCACTTATTTGACTGAAACGGCATATGATGATTCAATGATTAATTCAGTGGATCCTGGAGTTTTGTCTTATAATGTTGGTTCTACTATATTGTCCACAATTTTAGATGCTCCATTGTCTTCATTGAGATTTATTTCTTCATATGAATTACCTTCTCACACTGAATCATTTTCTCCAAACGAAGTAAATCGATCAAGCACTACTTTTAGTTGGGTAAGTTCTCAGCCTTATTCAGTTTCAAACGTATATGCTTTGTTCAGAGAAGGCCATTTAGTTCCTTCTTCCGAATATACTGTTGGATCATCTTCAGGAAAAACAAGCCTTACAATTACAAATCCACCAGTAAATGGAATTCGAGAATTATACGAATTTGTTCAATCTCCTGAATGGAAACGATTAGAGTTTACGGTCGTTAATCAAAAATCAGTCTTAGTTCCAGAAGCTAAATCAATTGAATCTACTTTAGTGTTTGTGAATGGAAAATGTTTTGCAGCTGGAATTCAGTCCTTTGTTCAAGACGGAAAGGTTGAATTTTCAAATCCAGTTTCTGGATTAGTGGTTGTCCTTTATTCTCAGAATTTAGCTTTATCAATGGCAAGAACAGAAGCTAAATTGGGAGAAACAAAAATCAGATCAGGTGATATGGATAAATCATTCTTTGGATTTTCTCCGGATAGAATGATTGTTCATACCTTAAGCTAGTTAAATAGAAAAAGAGAGAATTTAAATGCCTTCATTTGGAACAGTAAGACCAGAAATTAGATCAGAAAGCGCAGCAAATATGGTTGCTTCTTTGAGAACAGATAATTCTGGAGCAGGAAATACTCAGCTTGATAATCATCTTTACGTTTTAATCGGACGAGAAGATGATCCACAAGGAACAAATACTGCTGGAGCTTCATATTCAGCGGGCGATGGCTTATGGCCTGGAGATGACCTTACAATTCCAACGCCAAACGGATCTCTTCAACATATGAGAGAATTCTGGAATATGGCGATTGGTGCACAAAAGATTAATCCAGCTGATATTTCATTAATGATTCCTCGTAGAAATTGGACTACCGGAACCGCTTACGTTGTAAGACCTGAAAATTCAAGCACTTGGTACAATTCAGCATTTTATGTGATCACTGACCTTAATGAAGTTTGGGTATGTGTTGTCGCAGGTAGCGGAAATTCTACTGACAAACCAGTTAGATCCGGTGGTCTATCAGCCGATACGACATACTTTAAGGATGGAAAGACATCAATTTATGTGTCTGGTATCGATGGATATTCTTGGAAATATCTCTACACATTAACATCATATTTGATCGATAATCTTCTTGAAACTTCTTGGATGCCTGTGCCATATAAAGATTCTTTATGGTCACCATCATCAGATGCTCAGAGAACTCAAGGTCGAGACGATGCATACTCGATTTTGTTTGCTCATCATGTTATCGTTCGAGCTTATATGGAAGCTGGAATTAGCGGTTCAGGTAAATTGCCATCTGATTTAAATTTTAGACAGATTGCTATTGTTCAAAATCCTTTGCTATTTGCTGGATTTACAAGAGCTACCGCTGCAGTTTATTACCAAAAGAATTCAGTAAATGGATCTTCTGCCGATGAACTACGTAAATACAGTGGAGAAATGATCATGCTTGAAAACAGAAATCCTATTTTTAGGGAAACTACTCAAGTTGAGGAAATTCGTCATTTGCTCACCTTTTAATCCGAATCATAGCCTTATAGTTCATTCATCATCGTGATTCCGTTTCAACCTAGTGCAAGCCAGGAATCACGATGACAAACCAGAGAAAAGTTAACAGATGTCTTACCTAGATCGAGCTTCAGTTCCACCATATTCAGACGACTTCAATGCAGATTTAAATTTCTTGCGAGTGATGTTCGTTCCTGGGCGTTCAGTGCAGGCAAGAGAGTTAACTCAAGCCCAAACAATTCTACAAAATCAAATCTCATCGGTTGGTTCTCATTTATTTCGAAACAATTCAACTGTTTTAGGCGCTAAGATTTCAGTAAATCCTTCAAAGCCAGCCGTTAAATTGTATAATTTAGCTGTAAGTGATCGAGAAACTGGTGCATTATCTGGAATTTCCATCACTTCAACATATCCAGTGAGTAATTTCATTGGACGAACATTTCAAAATACTGACCCAGGCGCAGGAACTCCAACTAATCCAACCAAAAAGCTGAAAGTTACTCATGCTCATGTGTTTGGATCAGCAGATTCTGAAATTGTTTTGTACTTTACTTTTTCTGGCGCAGCGCCGGTAGCTGATGAATTATTCTTTGATTCTGCTGGTTCTTCAGGAATTGCGATCAAAGTTAAAGCTGATATGTTCTTGTCTATGGCTGCAATCTCTGAGCCTGGAATTGTTTATCGATCTGGTCACTTTATTCAAGTCGTTGCACAAGAAGTTATTGTTGGAAAAGGTTTAGCTTCAGATGATTTGCATGCTTGTGTTGGATATCGATTTGAAGAAGACATCGTAACAGAATCTGATCAATTCATTGGAAATTTGTTACTTGATCCTTCTGCAGGATTCTACAATTCAGCGGCGCCTGGAGCTCATAGGTATCGAGTAACTCCGGTTCTTGATTCTTATTTGAAAGAAAATGAATCTGAATTAGACACTGAATTCGTTGAAAAATTTGCTTCATTCCTTGAAGTTAAATCTCGAAAAGTTATTAGAGATCAGACCGATACTCAATACGGTAAAATTCTTGATCTGTTAGCTCGTAGAACATATGATGAAAGCGGAAACTATACCGTTAAGAATTTTGATGGAATTATTTCAGACCATCCGAGTGATGACGACAAGCTAAACATTTCTTTATCTCCAGGTAAAGCATATGTTCTTGGATATGAAGTGAAAACGTTAACGTCAAGTGTAACTTCAATGGATAAAGCTCGAGAATATGCTACATTGAATAGCACATATGCTCTTGCTGGAGACCATTTTTATTTTGTCGTAAGAACATCAAATGCAAATGGTGATGCAGCTGGAACTCCATTGATTTCTGGTTTAGTTCCATTGTCTTCTGGAAGTTTGCTATATTGTTACGATCAAGGAGTGAATACAGCTGGAACTGTTATTTCGCGAGCAAATTGTACTAAAATCGGTGAGGCTAGAGTTCACTCATTAGTAAAGGTTGGATCAGAATGGAGACTATACGTTTCTAATGCAGATTCTTCTTTAGCGAATAACTTTGCTTCAGTATCTTCATTTCGTGATCCAACTTCTACACCAGGAACAAATGAACCTTTGGTTGTAGTTTCAGCTGGATTTAGAACAGCATCTTACACTCGGCCTGTAGGAGGTTCAGATAAGTCAGATACAGATAGAGTCGTTGACGTATTAGAAGAAAGTATTCCTCCTTCATATAGTGGTCAATTAACTACTCCTCTGTTAATGGAAGTCAATGGAGCTACAGTAGTTAAATCATTAATTCCAAATGAAAGCAGTTTTTCTTATATGCAGACTCGAACTGGAGTATTTTCTGGTTCAACTGTTGTTACATTCACAGGTCAATCAAGTACGGTAAAATTCTTCTCTGAATCAGAAGATGGCGTTGCGTTATTGTTAGTTGACACTGTTGGGTCGGATTTACCAGTCAACTATACTCGAATTTATCCTTCTGAGTTTGTTACGACTGTAAACAATTCAACAAATCCAGCAACAATTACCATCACTGTATCTGGTGCTCGTGCTGCTGGATTTGCAGGAAAGAAAGTCACAGCAATTCTAAAACATGAGCAAGCTGAAGCTCCATTCAGACAAAAAACTCTTCAGACTTTTACTCAAACTCTAAGTTCAGTTGCTCTTACTACTGATCTTCCGGTTTTATTGACTAAAGAAGATGGATATCGGTTAGTTTCTGCTCGTCAATTAACCAATATTAAATCTGGATTAAACAGTCCGCATATTCTGACTGCTGCTCAATTAGCTTTATTAACGTTTGATTCAGGTCAAAAAGACTGGTGTTATGATCGAGCTTCAGTTAAAGGATTCCGTAAACTTGGAACCTTTGGGAATCCTTCAACTCCAACCGATTTTGAATTAGTATATGAGTACTTTGAGCATTCATCTGTCGGCGTTAGTTCATATTTCTGTGTGAACAGTTATCCGTTTGATGAAGATTCTCTTGAAAACATTCCTTCATACAAGTCAACTTCCGGTCAAACTTATGATTTAGTCAACTGCGTGGATTTTAGATCTAAATTATCTGAAATTGCAGGTAAATTCTACCCAGTTCCATTGTCTCGGTTCAGAAATGATGCTGAAGTTTATTTGCCTCGTATAGACAAAGTATATGTTGATGCTTTAGGTCAATTTGGCGTAATCAAAGGAATTCCTTCCTTTACACCTGAAGCTCCACCAGATGCTGATAATGCGATGACGCTTTATGTGATTAGGCTAAATCCTTACACATATGATCGTCGTGATCTTTCTATGGTTGCGATCGATAATCGTCGATATACAATGAGAGATATCGGTCGAATTGATACTCGAGTTAGAAATCTTGAAACCTTAACTTCATTGACCCTACTAGAACAAAGTGCGGTTAATATGTCAATTGTTGACGCTTTAGGATTTGATCGATTTAAGTCAGGTATTTTTGCTGATCCTCTTAAAGGTCACAATTTAGCTGATATTGAATCAAATGAATATCGAATTGCTATGGACCAAACAGTTGGTGGAGGTCGGTGTCCATTTGAAAGTAAAGGTTATACTTTACTTCCTGTTGCTGGATCCTATGATACTCGGGTCTGGTCAAACTTAGTCACTCTTGAGCCTATTGCTCAAGAAATCATGGCATCTAATCTTTACGCATCGAGCTCAGTAAATGTTAATCCTTATTTGTTTTTTGTTTGGAATGGAACGGTTGTTCTCCGACCATCAGTTGACACTTGGTTTGAAACTGAGTATGCACCAGAAATTAGAAATGATACGGGACAACCACCGATTCCACAACCTTCTGGTGTCTATTGGAATGATTGGCAGAATAATTGGGTAGGTCAAACTACAATTACGTATAGCAATCCAATTCTCGTAAACGGTGGAACTGGAATTCAGGCTACTGCTACAACTACAACGACCCAAACTGCTACAACTCAGACTGCAACTGGTGTTCAAATTGGATACGTTCCAACTACATCAATTACGGTTGGCGAAAGAATTATCGACACGAGTTCAATTCCATATATGCGACCAATTACAGTTTCGGTGGCTGCAGATGGAATGAGACAAGGTATGCCAATTAAGGCATATTTTGATGGATTTGAAGTTACTCTTACTGCAGAAGGTTCTAATTGGATAGACGTTGGATCAGGTCGCCCTAAAATTGATAATTCAGGTCAATTTAGAGGATCATTCAGTATTCCTGCTGGAACAATTACAACCGGAACAAAAGGATTTACTCTTGTTGACGATGCTAATACTTCTTCTGGTACGACGACATTCACGTCATCCGGTATTCTTGAAACTCGTCAACAAACAATCACAACAGTCCGAGGAGTTGAAGAAGTTCGAACAATTGTAAGTCAGACTCAGCCTCTTACAAATCCAATTTCAACGACTACATCTTCTACTGCGACTATTTGGTTAGATCCGATTGCTCAGTCATTTTTAGTTGATTCTCCAGGCGGAGCTTTCTTATCATCGATTGAAGTATTTTTCCGTAAGAAACCTACTAATCCGACAGATATTGAATATCTTCCAATCACTCTTTATATTGTTTCAATGGAAAATGGATATCCTACACAGAAAATCATTCCATTCTCTAAAGTAACATTATCTCCAGGTGATGTTTCAGCTTCTGAAACTCCTTCCGAAGGATCAACAATCTTCCAGTTCTCTGATCCAATTTATGTGGAAGATGGAACAGAATATGCTGTTGTCTTATTTTCAAATTCACGTGGATATGAAGCATGGACTTCAGTGTTAGGTGAGCAAGATCGATTCAGCGAATCAGTATCTCCAGTGCCTATTCGAAATTCTGGTATTCGCGATTCCGCAACAAGAGATTTGTTTAGAGAACAAACTTTTATCACATCTGACGGACAAGTTACAGCTTCCACTTTAGATGAAATTTCTCTTCCAGCTACAGTTAATGTTGAATCTGGAATTAGAGGAACGAATATTCCTGGAACTGGTATTGCCGAACAACCATACCTTGGATCATTCTTTAGGTCACAAAATTCATCTACCTGGACTGCAGATCAGATGACTGACTTGACTTTTAGAATTCGAAAATTCCTGTTCCCGATTTCTTCTGAACAGACTATTGTTTTTAGAGATTCAAAAGTCCATCCAAATGGTACATCAATCTATGGACCTATTTTTCCAGCGATTCAATCAAACAAAGTTGCTATTTCTATGGCAAACGTTGGTGATTTGATTCTTCCAGGAACATCAATCTCTTATGCTCAATCATTCCACGCTGGACCAAGTGCTTCATTTGTTCCTATCGTGAATCGTGAAAATATTCAATTACCAGACGAAGCAATTTTGGATAATGCTCTAAATGCTGCAGCAAGAAACAATTATTCTCTTCGAGCTTCAATGAAGACATCGAAAAATACTATCACTCCTGTAATTGATCTTCAGCAATTAAGAATGGTTGGTATTCGATATCTTGTTTCTGAAACTGATTTGTCATACGACGAAACTGATCCTTTGTCTGAATTAGATTCTGGAGTATATGATGCTGGTACATATGTTTCAAAATCAATTAAGCTTCTTAAGAGAGCTGGTGATCTTCGAGTTATCGTTGATGCTCAATTAGCTGGTGGAGGATTCTTAGAAGTATTTTACAAGACGACTGAATCAGCTCCGATTTATTTTGATTCTTTGGCTAACACCGTAGCATCTCAGAGTTTAGTTGGTAAAAATTGTCGATTGCTATATCGTAAAGCTTCTGATGATTCAGTTGGTGATCCGAACGTATCAGCTCCAGTATTTTCTGGTCAAGATATTCGTTGTTTAGTTACTCGAGTTGATGACGGTCTAAATCCTGATAGAGTGTTTATACGATCAGTAACGGAATCATCTAAATTCCTACCATATACACATGGAACATTAGTTGCAGCAATCGATAAAACATTTATTGTTCCAGAGGCTGCGGCTGAAGAAATTGCAGCTGGAGCTGTTGTTAAAGTTCCTGATTGGGATGTTTCAGAAAACTACACAGACAAAGCGACTAAACCTCAATTTGTTTTCCATGCTGGTCGATTATGGAAAGTAGGACCTGAATATGGTGGAGCTGGATTTGAGCCTGCTGTCGGTGGAGTAGCTTGGATCGTTGTTCCATCTGCAGTCCTTGGAACAGCAATCGCAACTAGTGCATCTGAGCAATGGAAGCCGATGAAGTTAGAAGCGGAACCGAATCCTGACTTAAATCCAGAATCTCGGTCTATCGAATATACTTACCTACCAGAAGGAGTTGCTGAAGAATTCGGTACGTTCTCCGTGAAGGTAGATATGTATAGCAGAAGTAAAGCTTTAGTACCAATCATTCGTAATTTTAGGACAATCGCAGTAATATGAGAAAATTAGTCAATGTAGATGGAGATGCTAACAAGGTTCGAGATTTTCAGACAAAAGCTATTTTGAATTCAAATTCAGGAGAAGCTCAAATCGCCGAAAAGCGAAAGAAAATGATCGCATCACTTGAATATCTCGCTGAACTACCAAATGCTTTAGAAACCATCGAATCCCGTTTAGCGCAACTTGAAAAAACTATCAAAGGAAAATAAAAATGTCATTTACAGATCCAGTAACCTCAGAAGATTCACTTGACCATATGAGAGAAACCATTAATAGACTTCAAAGTCTCACTGAAAATAAAAGCGATCGAGTAACATTCGCAAGCAATACCAACCTGTCAATTATCGATGCTGACGTTGAAGTTCCGTTATTCATGGGAGTATTAGAAGGGGCAGCTCCTGCCACTGATTTTAGTTCTCCTACCGATCGTGTAACTTGGGCGACTGCTCTGACTGGAGATCATCGTCGAATGGAAATTTTAGTTAATATCACTATTGGTAGTTCTGCTACTTTAGGTCCTGACAATACATTCCTTAAATTAGAAATGTTAGACTCAGCAGATGATTTAGTGTGGGAAGGTAGAATTCATAATCCAAGTGGTACTGCCGTGGCTGGTACCTATTGTTTGAGATACTATGGCAATTACTTTCCTTTGACTGATATTTGGTTTCGGTTTACTTGTAGCGGTGACGCTCAATTTAATGATGTGACACTAAATTCAGTTGCCATAGAAGTACGTAACGGCACTACCTAATAATTTGGAGATTCTTTATGCTTCGTACTAAACTTTCTTTTTTAATTTCATTTGCTTTATGTGGGTGCTTCGCATCAAAGCAAGAAAGACAAGATCAAAATGATTATGACCGTGAAAGATTACGAATTTTTGAAGAATCTTTAAAAAATACGGTCCAATTAAAAATCCAGCAGCAAACAGCTCGATCCGAAGAGAACAAAATTGCCTTTAAGATTTGTGAACGTGATTCAAATCCTGGTCTTTGTGCTCAATCAATTAAGCTAGCTGACGTAATTGTCGATGTTGCATCAGTTTCAGCGAAGACTGAAACTCCTCAGATGCCGAATAAAACTCAAAAAATCTATCATCCAGCTTGGGGAATATTCGGCACCGTCTTTAATAAGACTTTAGATGTTGGATTAGCTGCTTATGGAATAAGTCAATCTAACAAAACAGCTCAAATTGGTATTGCAGCAAATCGTGATACTTTAATTGGAATTACGAGTCTGGTTGGACAAAGCGCGGGTACCCACGTAGGAGATGGATCAATTTACGCTGGCCAAGACTACAGCTATTTTGAAGACAATTCAATCGATAATTCAGTTGATGTCGGCGGAGATCAGAATCAAGCTGGTAGAGATTTAATTTCAGGACAAGTTGGAGACAACACCGATACTGATATTGGACGTGATCAAAATATCGCCGGAAATGATCAAATTGTTGGTGATGAAAACTACAACGAAGGTCGAATTAATTCAGCTTCTAATGAAGAAACAGATTGCGTATCTGGCTCTACAGGAAATGGTGCTCCTGGCGGAAATGGATCAGGAACTTCATCTCCTGGCGCTCAATCAACAACAAATAATTCTACCGGTTCAGTGACTTGTACAAAGACTGGTGATTAAAGCGAATGAATGAATTAATTGTGTCTAAAACCATAGATGATGTTTTCTATAAAGAGCAGAAAATGATTGAACATTTTCTGCTTCAAAACCACGAATCTCTGTCAGATGGCGATGAAGTCAAAATCGAAAAAACGATATATGTTGTTCTTTCGATTCATACTCGTTCAACCGAAGGTAGAGATACTAAAGTTGTTGCTTTAATGAGAAATTAGCATGGGAAATCACAATTGAAACTATTCCAGCTACATTTGAAGAACTTATTCCAGATTTTTCTGAGCCCGAAAAGGTTGATTTTGGTGACATAAAGGAGAAAGTCAAAAAAGATGAGGCAATTTTTGAAAGAACCGTATTCCCACCAAACAAACAAGTTCCATTGTTTAAAGGAATTCGTGATAGTTTTTGGGCTTTTTGGTGCAGTTTAATCTCAAAGGAGAATAAAAGTGTTTAAGTGTAAAGGTATTGAAGGGTACGTATGATCTTCAATGATGGTTATGATGAATAGAAAGAGGGACTTCGGTCCCTCTTTTATTGTCGGAGTGATAAAATAATTCTTTTAAAAGGAAATGTTGAATGCATCCAAATCCTGAATTGTATATCCGACCAGGTTTAATTGGTTATCATGCTACTCCATTTATTAACATTTTTGATAATTTATTGAAACATGGATCAGAAGTTGCACCAAGGAATCAATTAGTACGTGAATGCCAAAATTTCTCTTATGTATTGCCTCCATATGTCAGATTCTGCAATTTCAAACACAGAAAGCTGAGTCTCAAGTACATTAAAGCTGAATTGCTTTGGTATCTCAGAGGAGATAAATTCGATTTGAGTATTCTTGATCATGCTTCTTTGTGGTCAGAGTTAGTGAATAAAGACAATTCAATAAATTCGAACTATGGTCAATACATCTTCGGAGATATGAATCAATTCGACAGAGTTGTCGATATTCTTAAGGAAGATAAAGATTCTCGTAGAGCAAGCATCTTAATTCTTTCTGAACATCACACACGAATGGAGACCAAAGATGTTCCGTGTACTTATTCGTTGAATTTCAGAATTAGAAAAGAAAGACTTGAAATGTCGGTACACATGAGATCTCAAGACGGTATTTTTGGGATGGGTAATGATGCTCCAGCTTTTAGTGTTGTTCACGAAATGCTGTATAATGTTCTATTAGACAAATATCCAGATCTAAAATACGGCGAATATTTCCATATTGCTGATTCTTTCCATGTATACGAAAAACATTTTTCTATGATTGATCGATTTACTGCTAATGAATATGAATTAGTTCATTGTCCTAAAATCAATGGATCTGCTGAAGTGGCATTTTTAAGAAAAGGCGATTTCAAAGAAATTCCGCCTGAATTTAAATTTTCTGTATGGCTACAGCCTTCTGCAGTGGACGATCCAAAACAAAAATTGTGTGCGTTCTAATCACAAGGAATCTAAACCATGTTAGTTAAATTGCCAGCGCGACCTCAACCTCTTACAGCACCAATAGGATTCAATGTTAGTTATTATTTCTATGATCCCGTTATGGACATAGTTAAATCTTCGTTATGGGATAATGACGCAGAAGATAAAAAATTACTAAAGAACGGCATGATTTATCTGGAAAGAGATCAAGCTGAAGCTCGAAGAAATTACGAAAAAGTTGTTAATGATGCTTGTACTATGCCGCAATGGCTAAAAGAATTGATTGATAATGAAAATGGACTAGAATATTGGCATAATGGTTGTTGGGCTAAAATTAGCGGAAATGAATTTTATGGTCAATATAATTCAATTCTAAAACACAATTTTCGCACTATTAGACCATGGGTTGTGGAAGTAGTTGATGGAAAAACATTCACTTGGCCTGCTACAGTTGATGAACATACAGCAGAAAACGTTAAAGTCTATTTTGTTGATGCACTCGTTAAAGACATTCAACTCGTAAATTACAGTGAATATGTTAAGTATAAAGGGAATATGGAATATCTTCACTATACAAAAGAAGGAGCCATCGCTCAACTTGAATGCTTGTTTGCCAAAAGAATTCAAAAAATAAGAATGCGATAAGCTAGTTTACTTTCTTCTGTGGTTAGGTTAGAATCACTCTGCCTAACCCATTATGGATTCACTATGACAGAACTTGCGATTAATGAAATTCAACCTGAACTTGCGGCAAACCAAGAAGTAAGAACTTCTTCGCGAGTGTCAATTCCTCCTTGTTGGATCATTGAAGGAATTGATCGAATCGGCAAGGGAACTCTGATCAACCAGATTCAACAAAATCTCGGGTTTCATCAGGTGATCAAATTTGCCAAACCTGAAAAATTAGCTCACTATAATAACGACCTAAAATCATATCAAGTAGATTCATATCAAACTGGATTTAGTATTTTAGGTCGTTCAATCAATACAAATTCGTATTTTATTCCAAAGCTTATTTTTGATCGATTTCACCTTGGCGAAGCGGTGTATTCACCGATGTATCGTGGATATTCAGGTGAATATGTCTTTGAGATGGAAAAGAAATTCATTGCAGATTTCGGTGGACCAGCTTCAGGGCTATTTGCTAAACGCGTTTGTATGGTTCTATTAGCCGTTAACGATTTTAAACATTTAGCTCCAGATGATGGGCTGTCTCACGATTATTCAAAGAAAGAGCTTGAACAAAGTATGTTTCTTGATTGTTTTCATCGATCTAAAGTGCCAAATAAAGTATTGATTTGGATCGACGATCTAAATGGTCTGAAAACTCCAGAGCAAATTTATTCTGAGTTGATCGCGAAAGCATCAAAATAATCTACCTCAATTAAGGAAAATTGTAATGGCTGACGAAAATTCACCAAAAGCTGAAGTTGGAGAAGACTTTATACTTCAAATTATTAATTGGGTAGAATCTGGAGTTATGATTGAAAGAACAAATGAACAAACTCAAGATTATTTGACAAATGCGCGAGCTTCTATACGAAGCACAGTACAAATGATAGCTAATCGTTCTTTTGAACAAGGTCGAAAATTCGAACGAAAAGTGTAGAGTAATGTCTGGAATGGAGGATTCATTGAATCCTCCATTTTTATTGAATTAAATTTTCATTCCTAAACTAGAAAGTTCAGCTAAAACACCTGCCGTCAAATCTTTCTTCAACCATTCTACTAAAAATTTGGCTTTAGCCACAATTCTAACCGTATCCTTTTCGATTTCTTCAGGGGATAGGTTTCCAGAGGTGAATCCCATAATTGGTCGATCAATTTTTTCGATCGCAATTAAAGGCTGTTGTGTTTGCCATGCTAGTCTTGCACACCTATTTCCTACTTCAAGCATTAATTTTCTAATAGGTAGATTTTCAGCATCTTCTGCTAAAACACAAAGAGATAAAAATAATAAGCGATCCTCTAATCCTTTAAATTCTATGTCAGAATTATCTTTTCCTTCTAAAAATAAAGCAACAACCGCATAAATTGAACAAACGCTTAATGCAGCTTTGTTCAAATCAGTAACAGGTTCAGGTTTTCCGTCACTGGCTACAGCCAACATAAATTCTCGTGATTGGAATAACTTACCAACCTTTTCTCTAAATTCTTTATTATTCATTCTTTGACTCCTTTGTTATGGTCGGATTAAATAGTCATTAAGACTTAAGGGCCGATTATGATTTCAAATTTTTATCGAGGTGATACTCATCTTGTTCCTCTGATTTTTGTCAATTCGGCAAGCGATCCAATTGATATTGAAAATTGGATTTTTTATCTTACATTGAAACTAAGTCCAGAACTGTCAGACACAGATCCAAGCTGCGTTCAAGTGAAAGTAAATCTTTCGCAATCTGATCCTCTTGGTTTAATTTATCGAGATTTGAATGCTGAACTTGGTCGAGTTACGGTTCGATTAGGACCTGAATTAACTTCAAAACTTTATCCAGATGAAGTCTATTTCTGGGATGTCCAGAGATCTATTCCAATCTACAATACTGACGATGAACTCATCGATCATGATGTGAAAACCTATTTCACAGGTACTGTCAAAATTCTTCCAGATATCACAAGAACATTCCGCCAAGGCGAACTTGTTGTTCCTGATTAGCGTTTAAATAAACGTGAACCTCTCCCTTATTTAGGATTTTAATATGCAAGAAAATGATTTTGGTATTCTGTTTGTTTCTATGTTGTTCAAGTTGGTTGTCGCTTCAATGGCCTTCGTTGGTGTAAGAATTGCGATTTCAAACATGGATAAAGCTTTTGAGATTTCTGTCAAAGGTTGGCTAAATTCAGCAAACGATAATGCTCGAGCTTTGTATTTTGGGTTAAGACTATGTGCAGTATGTTTGCTGTTCGGTATGGTCTTTAGTTACTAAGGATTTGAGATGAGAAAATTGAAGCAAAGTATTCTTACGCTGATATTGATTTGTCTGACAAGTTGCATTGCTTCAAATCCAGCGTTTGCAGCAGCTCCGATTCCAAATCATCAAGATCGAGCCTTTAGGGCTTGGTCTGCGGTTTATATGCCAGGACGAGACTGGAAACTCCTTAAAGCTCAATGTTGGCAAGAAAGCCGATTTAAAGAAAATGCTGTAAGTCCTGTAGGAGCCCAAGGCATTTGTCAATTTATGCCTGGGACTTGGAGAGACACTGAAAATCAGTTAAAGATCAAAGGATCTCCGTTTACCGCTTCTCTAAACATTCAGTTTGCTGCATATTACATGAGTCGTCAACGCAGATTTTGGTCTAAAGTTCCAGTGACTCTTGAAATGGAAAAATTTGCTGTCGCTTCATATAATGCCGGAGCAGGCAACATCAATAAGGCATGGAAATTATGTGAACAGAAGCCTGTATGGAATCAAGTAACTCCATGTCTTCCACGAGTAACTGGAAAGCATTCAAAAGAAACTATTGACTATGTTCAGAAAATTTGGTTCTATTATGGAGGAATGTTATGAGTGTATTAGGCGTTAAAGATATAATTGTCGGAAAAATTCAATACCAACTGATTCTTGCCGCTGCGATTTTATTTCTTGGTTTATCCATTTTTCTTGGATTCAAATGGATCTGGACTCGAGAAGCTTTAACCATCGCAAACGATAAGGTCAACAAAACTGCTCTTGCTTTGACCACATGCGAAGGTAATTACACTGGCCTTAGTGATGAATTAGTTGTTCTAAAGGAATCAGTCAAAAAAATTCAGGAAGAAAATACGGCTCTTAGAGATGCCATCGTATTATCTTCAGCTACATCAAGCAGAATTTCTAAAGAACTAAATTCTAGACTTCAAATACTTAAAAGCCAAAATGCTGGATCAACATGTGAAGAGCGATTCCAGTGGCTCAGGGATAAGGCCAGGGAGAATCAGAAATGAAGACATATGTAACTATAGCTTTCTTGGTTCTAATTGTTCTGGTGACAACTGGGTGCAAAGAGGTTGTATACAAAGATCGAGTTGTCAAAGTGCCAGTTATGGTGTTCACACGACCACCAAAGCCTGCTTATGTTGAGCCTCCTAAAGAATTACCTGTCGATAAGCTAGTTGAGAATTCTGGAGATGAAGAAACAGCAAAAGCTTATGCAGAAACTGTCGAAATTCTTAAGGCTTATTCTAAACAATTAGAGACCGTGATAGAACCTTTTTGGAATCCAAATGCAAGTACAGACCCGAAGTGATCTAAAAGAATATTGTTATCGGAGACTCGGAAAACCGGTAATCAACATTGAAGTCGAAGATTCTCAAGCTGAAGATCGAATTGATGACGCTCTCCAACATTTTATGGAGCGTCATTATGCTGGTAGTGTAGAGACTATTATCAAACTTGTGTTTACTTCTCGAGATGAGCTGAATCAAACAATTCGAATTCCTCCAGGCATTTTAGCAATCTTGGAAATCTTTGAACCAAACAAAGGAAATACTGGTGGATCGGCAGAAGAATTTGAGAGGTTGAATTATTTGCTTTCTCAAGGCGATCTATGGGAAATGGCTCGACCTTATGGTTCTAATCATGATTTAGCAAATTATGAAACAACTCTTCAGTATATTTCTCTATTAAGACGATATTTTAGTCCAAGCCGAAGTTTCAATTATTCAATGGCTTCTTCTGAACTTCGAGTTAATAGTGGCCGAATTGTCGCTGGAAATATGATTTTGGCTCGAGTATATCGAACAATTGATCCAGTCAAGGCAGTAAATGTCTACAATGATCAATGGATTAAAGACTATACAACAGCTTTATTCAAACGTCAATGGGGCTCTAATTTAAAGAAATACGATGGCGTTCAAATGATTGGTGGAGTTACAGTCAATGGACAACAGATTTTTGATGAAGGTCAAACTGATTTAACTGCATTGACTGAAGCATTTAAGACTAGATATGAACTCCCAATTGATTTGTTCTGGGGATAACCAGTGCCTTTAAATCCGTATTTTTCATTCAATAATCAGAATTGGTCAAATCAAAATGAGCGTGATTTAATTCAACGTCTTCATCAAGAGTGTATTCAAATTCATGGATACTTATTTGTCTATGTGCCAAGAGATTTTGTTAAATTGGATTTGATTTTTGGTGAAGATGTTTCTTCAGCCTTTACTAAATCCTATGAGATAGAAGCTTGGGTTGAGAATTTTGAAGGATATGGACCTGGTGGCCCAGATGTAATCACTAAATTCGGTATGCAGGTTAGAGATGAACTCTATCTCAGAATTTCAGGAAAAGCTTGGAGAGAAATTATCGGAGCTGATTATCCTGAACCTAGAGAAGGCGATCTAGTTTATTCTCCAGTTAATAAAGATTTACTTGAAGTCAAATGGGTCGAAGACGAAGAACAATTTTATCCACTAGGTCAACAAATGACCTGGAAATTAAGACTTGAATCCTTCAACTATGCTGGTGAAAAAGTAAGAACAGGAAGAGAAGAAATCGATGTAGTTGAGTCTTCTAAACGAATCACAGGAATAATTGATTCAATTCCTCGTACTGTAGGCGATAATGTCCAATTGAACAAAGAAAAGGTAGGTCTTATTGACAATTCAGAAAAATCACCATTCGGAGAATACTAATGGCTCTGATTAATGAGAGACCTTTTTACTTTTCTACTATTCGTAGAATTACAGCGGCCGTCGGAACAGTCTTCGATAATATCTCAATTGTGAGAAAGGATACTCCGACTTCTAAAGAAGTTATTCGAAAAGTTCCAATTGGATATGGTTCAAAGCAGCATTATTTCATGCGAATGGATTCAGGGATTTCTACGAAACCTGGAGATATTCAAGTGAATACTGTCAGTCCATTAATTGGATATGTGATGACTGGTATTTCTAGGGATCCTTCTCGATCTCTTAATAGATTGAATCTTCGAAAAAAAGAAATTCATATTGGGCCGAATAATGAGAAGCTTCGTTACAATCAGCTTATGAGCGTTCCATTCAATTTAGAGTATTCTTTGTCGGTTTTTGCAAAGAATATGGATGATGGTCTTCAAATCATCGAACAATTTGTTCCATATTTTTCTCCAAGCATTAACTTACGAGTAAAAGAAATTCCTGAAATGGATATTTGGAATGACGTTCAATTGACAATGGCCGATTCTATTGGAGTGAATGATTCATTTGAAACAGGATTTACTGACAGAAGAGAATTAACCTGGGATTTTACGATCACAGCAAAGACCAATTTGTATATGCCGATCACTGAGCAGAAAGTGATCATGAAATCAATTGTGGACATCGATAATTTTAATCCTCTCTACAATCTTGAAATTATGACCGTTACTCCTCTTCCAGGTGAATTCGTAAATAAAAATAATTCTACAGTGGAAATCGAATTAAATGGCTAATCCACGTCAACAATTCAATGACATCTCATATTTTATTGGAGCAGCACCAGTAGAAGAAACTGATAAACCAATGACAGTTTCGACTTATGATGTAAAACCAATTGTTAAGATTGATGAAATTAAAATTGATTCTCCTTCTGAAAAAGTAGAAGAAGACCATGAGTTTTCTCGAAAATCAATTCAACAAGTAGTCGAGTCTGGTCAAGAAGCACTGCAATCAGCAATTGAAGGAGCTATTTCAAGCGGAAATCCTGAAATGTTTGCTGCTGTTTCTAGTTTGATGAAAGAAATCACTGAATCTGCTGCTAAACTTCTAGAAATTCAGCAAAAGACTCGTAAAATCCAATTGGATGAACAGAAACTCAAAGGAGCAACTTCTAAAAAAGATGAAACTCCTACGACTACGACAAATCACATTTATTTGGGTTCAACGAATGATCTTCTAAAAATCATGGAAAATGCATCAAAGAGAGTAGTAAGTGAACAATGATTTAAAGTTTGAAATGGATGTCGAGCAGTATAGTTTTCGACATAATAAAAATCTCAAAAAACCTGGCGTTAATATCCCATTTACTGAGTCTCAAGCTAAAGAATTAGCTCGGTGTAAGGTTGACCCAGAGTATTTTATTCGAACATATGTAAAAGCTACACACCCAGATAAAGGAATAATTCCTTTCGAGCCTTATGAATATCAAGATCGATTCATTAAGGCAATGATTGAGAATCGATTTGTTTGCGCGTGTATGGCTCGACAGATGGGCAAAAGTACAACCACGGCTGCCTATATTTGTTGGTACATGATTTTTCATGAAACAAAAACGATCGCAATTCTAGCAAATAAAACTGACACCGCAAAAGAAACTTTAATGCGTGTTCAGACTGCATACGAAAATTTACCAATCTGGCTTCAGCAAGGTATCACTGGGTGGAATAAGAAAAGCTTTAGTTTAGAAAACGGTTCTCGAATCATTGCTTGTTCTACGTCTTCAACTGCTATTCGTGGTATGACGATTTCGTTTTTGTTTATCGATGAGGTCGCCTTCATCGATAACAGAAAATGGGAAGCTTTCTACGATTCAGTATATCCGACTGTTATTGCTGGTACTGAAACAAAAATCATTTTGATTTCGACACCAAACGGCTTGAACCATTTTTATGATATGCATAGCAAAGCCAGAGCAAGAAAGTCAAATTTCTTTCCTATTGATGTGCGATGGGATGAGCATCCAGACCGAGATGAAAAATGGAAGCTCGAAACTAAAGCAAATATGCAAGGTGACGTCGAAAGAAAGTTTGCTCAAGAATTTGAAATCGACTTTCTTGGTTCATCCAAAACTTTAATCACTCCAGCAACCATTGATCGTTTAGTTGCTCTTGATCCAATCAGTTTTACGGGAACCTCTAAGATTCTGGAAGCACCAATTGCAGGTGAAACCTACGTGATCACGGTTGACGTCGGAGAAGGGATTGAGAAAGACTATTCAACTGCATCTGTGATTAAAGTCTCTTCAACGCCGTTTAAACAGGTTGCCGTTTGGCGAGACAACAAGATTTCTCCAAGAGCTATGACACCAATTTTGATCGCTCTTGGCAAATCCTACAATACAGCTCACGTATTAGTTGAATTGAATGGTCTGGGTCGAGAAATTTTAAGAGAAATGTGGCATGATCTTGAATATCCAAATGTCGTTATGCTTCGAGATGACGATGAAAAATTAAGAGAGACAGGTAAATCAAAACTTGGAATTTACACCAGCGCTAAAACCAAACGAATTGGATGTTCTACTCTAAAAGCTTTAGTCGAAAATGATCAATTGACCTTAACAGATTCCGATACTCTAGTTGAATTGAAGTACTTTATTCGAAAAGAAGGCCGAGACACTTATGCAGCAGATACTGGACATAATGATGACTTGGTGATGGGTTTAGTCAACTTTGCTTATTTTACGACCAGACCTTCATTTGCGTTGATTATTGAACTACTTAAAAATCCTCAAGCTAAATTAATCGAAATTGGTCTTCAAATGGCTATGGATCTTACATTGCCGCCTCCTATCATCGTAGAGCCAATTCATCCAGATAAGATAAGAGATATCGATAGAATGTTTTACGTCAATGGATCATTAAGCGATTTGGATGAACTTGAATTGTTGGAATTTCTTTCAGATTGATCATTTTTTCTCCGGTTGAGTAGATAGACTAAACGATCATTGATCAACACGGAGAAATTAATGCCTTTTTACCTTTCGCCTCTCGTAAAAGTTATCGAGAAAGACCTATCTTTATTTGTTCCAGCAGTATCCACTTCTATTGGATCTGTTGCGGCAGATTTACAGTGGGGTCCTATTGGTGAAGTTTTACTTGTTAGCTCAACAGAAGAGCTAGAATTAAATCATGGAATTCCAACCGATCGAAATTATAAAGATTGGTTCACTATTTGGAATTTCTTAAATTATGCTGATGCTTGTCGAGTATCCAGAGTAGCGAATATTGCGGGCAATGGAATCGTTGTATCAGCATGGGAAGATGCTACAGACAAACCAAGCGGATATAATATTGGTGATATTGTAGTTCCAACTGACACTGAAGAAAGTCCATTTAGATTCAGAGTTAAGTCGGTTACAACTACTGCTCCTTACGTTTCAGGATCTTCAGAACCAACTTGGCCAACAGCATATCTGGATACAGTAGTTGATGGTGATGTTACTTGGGAAAACATTGGACCTTATAACGGTCGTCCAACCAATGCTGCGGACACTGACAATAACGCTGATTTAGAAGCGTTTAAAGTTGTTAAGAATTCAGTGGATTGGGAAGTATTAGCTGGAACAGTAGGAACTGGTTCTTCAGCTACATTCTTAGCAAAATATCCAGGCAAATTTGGTAATCGAATTTCTGTTGCTTATCGTGATGGAAAAACTTATACTGCGACTACATGGGCAAGCTCAGCAGTCAAAGCAAAAGACGCTGTCGTAATTCCAACTTCTACTCCATTAGCAACTAAACCATATCGTTATATTGCTTTAACAGCTGGAACAACTTCTGGTTCTGAGCCAACTTGGCCAACAACTTTTGGAGCAACTGTTGTTGATGGTGGCGTAACTTGGAAAAATGTTGGACCTTCAACAGTCACTTGGGACACATGGACATACAAAGGTTTATTCCCATTTAAACCTGCTACATCAACTGGTGTTTCAGATGAATTTGCTGTTGTTGTGTTACTTGATGGTGTTGTGGTTGAAACTTTCATTGTTGATGCTGTAGCTGGTCGAGTAGATTCAAACAACAATCCAAATTATGCTGGAAATGCTTTAAACCGAATGAGCAAATACGTTTGGTTTAATGATGAGCGGAAACTAAATGGATTTGTGACTGGAACAACTAATCTTTACAGCGTTAACTATGGAGATAAAGTTGATTTTGCTTATGGTTTAGATGGTGATCAGCCGACTGCTGATGATTACATCGAAGCTTTAACTGTATTTGAAGATGCTGAATCAGTAGACATTAACTTCTGTATGCAAGGTGGAGCAACAGGTACAGTTGGAAAATATATTGTTGAAACTCTAGGCGAAGGAAGAAAGGATATTGTTGCTTTCGTTTCTCCTCATGAATCAGACGTTGTTCGAAACATTAATCCTTTAGCGGCAATTACATCTCGCCGAACTGGATCTGGAAACGACAATTTGAATGTTTCATCTTCTTATGGTTTTATGGATGGAAACTACAAATATCAATTTGACCGTTGGAATGACAAATATCGATGGGTTCCTTTAAATGGTGATATGGCTGGTTTGGCTGCGGCTACCGACAATATCGCTGATCCATGGTGGTCATTTGGTGGTTACAATCGTGGTCTGATTAAGAATTGCGTTAAATTGGCATGGAATCCAACCCTTGCTCAACGTAATGATTTGTATCAGATGTCAGTGAATCCGGTAATCATGAGTCGAGGAGAAGGTCCTGTTCTTCTTGGTGATCGAACAATGTTGATCAAGCCTTCAGCATTCCGAGCAGTAAACGTTCGTCGTCTGTTCATTGTTTGCGAAAAAGCAATTGCGACAGCAGCGAAATACATGCTATTCGAATTCAATGACGAAATCACTCAAAACTTATTCGTTTCATTGGTAACGCCTTTCCTTCGAGATGTCCAAGGAAGACGTGGTATCCAAGAAGATCGACCAGGTAAAAGAGGTTTCTTAGTTGTTGCTGATAATCGAATCAATACAGATGAAGTAAAAGATCGTCAAGAGTTCAAGGCATCTATCTTCATTCGTCCAAATCGATCAATCAATTTCATCGAATTAACTTTCGTCGCTACAAAATCAGGTGCAGTATTTGAAGAATTGATTCCACAAGTCACTTCAGATAATTCATTCTAATTGATCGAGGGAGGATCTAAATGGTCCTCCCTCGCTAAAGCTCCAGTTGAGTTTCCTTAAAAATACATAGTTAAAGGAAATTTCAACAAAGGGCCTATTATGCAGGTTAATGCTTTCAAAGGTAGTTTCGCCGATTTTGGTCGAGCTAACCGATTCAAAGTTCAGATTTCACGTCTGGACGGTAGTAAAATGCAATTCCATTGCAAATCAGCTTCTCTGCCTGGTTCTGTAATTGAAGCAATTGCAGTTCCTTATATGGGACGCCAAATCAAAATCGCTGGCGACAGAACATTTGAAGATTGGAGCATTACAGTTATGCTCGATAAGACATACAAACTTCGACAAGATTTGTATGACTGGCATGAACAAATCAACGCAACGATCGGAAATAATGGTCCTGGGTCAGTAAGTGCGTATAAGTCTGACGCAACAGTTCAAGCTCTCAATATTGATGGATCGGTAGCTGGTTCATATAAATTTGTTGGTATGTTTCCGACAAACGTTGGAGCTGTTGAATTTTCTGCTGATTCTAACAATGCTATTTCAGAATGTGCTGTTACATTAGCATATGATTGGTACGAGCCAGGTTAATAGATGACAAATCCATTTTTAGCAAGAGTCGTGATGAATAGCGACTCTTATGGAGCCAAAAAGGGCGATATATTGGATATAGACGCCGATGATGCTCTTGAATTAGAAGGATTAGGAGTAGTGACAATTCTAGGCGAAGATGCATTTTCTCCTGAAGAATTGTCAAGTGAAATCTGACCAAGGCTCTATATAGAGTATGAAAAGTCTAGGTTTTAATTTCTCCACACGCTCAAGTCAAATTCGACCTGAGGATATTGTTCGTACCCAACCGGCTGGCGAAGCGATTGTTGTTCATGCCAGCGGAGGTACGATTAACCATAACGCCAATTTTGAAATGGCGTTTCAAACCGATAAAGAAAAAATCGACATTTATCGAAAAATAGCAAGTACCACTTATGTGGATGCAGCTATCGATGATATCGTCGATGAAGCTATCGATACCGACAAATATACCGGAAAAATTGTTCGTCTTAATGCGATGAATACTAGTTTTTCTGCTAAAATTCGAAAACAAATCGAATTCGAATTCAATAATCTTTTAGAGATTATGAATTTTGGAAATCGAGCTCATGAATTGTTTAGATCATGGTATGTTGATGGTCGACAAATGCACTTTATTATTCCAGATGGTAGAAGAGGAATAAAAGAAGTTCGATGGCTAGATTCTCGATACGTCAAGAAAATTCGAAAAATTTCATTTGATTCTACTCGCACTTTTGAAGATAATCTACGAATCCCAAAAGTCGAAAATTCTTATATCTTCATTGTTCCAGATTATGACGATCATGATCTTAGTTGGATTGGTTCATTTTCTTCTTTTAATTCAGGAGCGAATGCAATCGAATTAACCGAAGAATCTATTGCATATAGCGATTCAGGTCTAATAGATCCAGAAGGTCAGATTATTTCTCATCTTCAAAAAGCATTAAAGCCTCAAAATCAATTATCAATGATGGAAGATGCTGCAGTTATTCAAAAATTGGTAAGAGCTCCTCAGCGTCGTCTTTGGTATATCGATGTTGGTAATCTTCAAAAGGGTACAGCTGAAACTTATATTCAAAATTTGATCAAAAAGCATAGAAACAAAATGACATACAATGTTTCTACGGGCGGTATGGATGAATCATACAATGTCCAAAATATGCTTGAAGATATTTGGCTTCCTCGATCTGAGGGTAGAAACACTGAAGTGACTACATTAGACGGAAACGCTGATTGGTCAAATATGGAAGAACTTAATTGGTACAGACAGAAACTGTACAAAGCAATGAAGATTCCTATTTCTAGATTACAACAAGAATCTTCGTTTAATATGGGTCGCTCAAGCGAAATTACTCGAGACGAAGCTAAATTTTCTAAGTTTATCGATCGTTTATGTTTTGATTTCGGTAAAGTATTAATTGAACTTCTTAAAAGACAATTAATTCTCAAAAAAGTAATTACTCCTCAAGAATGGATCGAAAATCGAGATCGCATTCAAGTTCAATTTACCAAAAATTCATATTTTAGTGAATTGAAGCAGATGGAATTAATGAACGAAAAATTAACACTTCTCGAAAAGATTGATACTTACGTCGGTAAATACTTCACGCAAAAATTTGTCGAAGAGCATATTCTTGGTCGAACTGAACAAGAAATTGATGACAATAAAGAACAATTAAAGAAAGAACGAGAAGCTAATGAGATTCCATCTAAAGAAGTTGTTGATTCTAGATTATTTGAAGATGATCCAGGCGAAGTAGTTGATGGTGAATTAGCCGATCCTGCTGACTTATTAGAAACCGAGGCTGAGTCTGATATCGATGAGGAAGATGAAGACGATTCTGTCGATTCTGTCGATGAGGAAGATGAAGACGATTCTGTCGATGAGGAAGATGAAGACGACGAGGAAGAAAATGAGGAATTTCAAGAAGACAACGATGAAACTGAAAATTAACCTCTAATTTGCATACATATTCAATCAAGGAGAACACAATGAAAATCAAAACCACACCAAAAGGAATCGCTGAGAAATTAACAGCTATTCTAGAAGCGAAAACTAATAAGGTTCTTCGTAGAATCGCTGAAGGATCATCTAAGCGTCCTGCTGATGATGGTGATCCTGCAGAATTGGACGTCAAAAATTTATCTGAAGAAGATCAAGGAATTGACGACTTAATGAATGAATCTGATGACGCCGACGCCGAAATGACCGAAGACGAACTTGAAGATTTAATGAATGAGGAAGATGAAGATGATTCTGTCGACGAGGAAGACGACGAAGAAGAAATGACTGAAGAGGAAGAAGAAGACTCTGAAGATGATTCTGTCGACGAGGAAGACGACGA